TGATTGAAAAAAGATGTAAAATATGTGGTGAATGGTTTAATAGCAGAAAAATTGCTATGCACTACTGGAACATTCACAAAGAAAAATACAACAAATATAAGGGTGCTGATGAAGAGACTCGTGAAGTCGTTGAAGCTATTACAGACCCAAAAGATATTAATCAAGACGAGTATGTTCTTGAAACAAGTAAAAATGATTACACAGCATTTAACAAAGCGGAGATTGAAAATGAGAAGAAAGCCAATACAGAAACCGAAACCAACACCGAAACCAAACGAAGAGACTTCGGAGACGAAGAAACCGTAGTGATAAATGAAGTGTTTAGACCATATCATGCTGTTGTAAAGAATGATATTCTTGAAGAAGGTGAAGTTATAAACGAATGGTGTTAATATGAATGTGAAGATTTTAACCCCTACAGGTTATAGGGGTTTTTTCAAGATACAGAAAAAACAAGGCGACTGTATCAAAATAACCTTTGATAATTGTGAAGTTAAATGTACAAAAGACCATAGATTTGAACATAATGGTAAGCCTCTGTTCGCCTCAGAAGTTTATGTTGGTATGGTCCTTAACGGTCATAAAGTAATTTCCATTGAAGATATTGGTATTCAAACTGTTTATACTCCTGTTGAAGTAGAAAATGGTCACAAATATCTTTCTAATGGCTTTGTTCATTATAACTGTTCATTCCTTGGTTCTACAGCTACTTTGATTGATGGTAAGTATATGAACAAGTTATTGGGTGAAGACCCGATTGCGATTGAAGATAACTATCATTTGAACATTTATGAAGACCCTATTCCAGGTTGCTTATATGTAATGGGTGTAGATACCAGTACTGGTGTGGGTAACGATTCTTCTACTATACAAGTGATTAAAATTGCTAATAAAGATAGATATGAACAAGTAGCTGTTTATAAGAATGACAAAATAAAGCCTTATGAATTTGCAAGAGTTGTTGCTATGTTAAGCACTCGTTATAATGAAGCATATATGGTGCTTGAAAATAATGACTGTGGTTCACATACAGCTGAAGAATTGTGGTATAATATAGGCTGTGGAAATATTCTTAATACAGATGGTAAAGGTATTGGAACAAGAGCAACACCGACAACAAAGTTAGACGCTTGTATGATGTTGAAGAAAGCTGTTGAAACAGATAAGTTGTATATTAGAGATACTGATACTATTGCACAGCTATCAAGATTTGAAGAAGTTACACCGAACGTATTTAAAGGAGCTAAAGGTTGTCACGATGATCTTGTGTCTTCATTATATTGGGCAGTATATTGCTTGAACCAGCCACAGATTGATTTGGAAAATGCTACTATTGCTGTTTCCAATGTACAGAGTGATTATGCTCCACCACCTTGTATGTTTGATGAAAGTACTGATAACAGTGATTTCTGGAGAAGTTTCAACTAATGAGTTTTGCAAATTTTATTAAACCACAATTAAATCAGAAAACAGATGACCAGGAATGGTATTTAAGAGCAGTTACGAATGCTTTAAATAATTATATGGCTGAATTGGAAACTAAATTAAGTGTTCCAAGTCAGAATGTAACTGGTACAACTATTGTTCCTGGTACACCACCTGTTCCTACTCCTATTGTTGGTCCTATTGCTTATTTTATACCAACAATACAGAGATTTACTTTTACGGAAGTAAAAACTGCTATGTGGTGCGGAGTTGGTGAAACATCTTTTATTAATTTGTTTAATTTGTTTGGTACAAAATTTGCTTTAAACTTTGTAAATTTACAAGCGGCACCTGTATTAGAAGTAGCTGGAATAGTAACAGTACCAACAGCTACATTTGCTCCAATGGCAATACAACTTATTGCTACAGCTAAAGGTATTGGTGCTGCTATGACTCCAGAAACATTTGCTGATTTAGAAAGTCAATTTTTGGCACAAGCAATAGCAACGATACCACCTATACCAGTTCCTTTGGTTGGTGCAGGTATTATTCCACCAGGTGCTTTTACAGGTGTGGCTACTGTTTCATTTGCTACCGCAGCTATGGGGTAAATTATGGAATTATATAATAATTATTGGAAACTTATTAAAGAAGAAATTCCTAGCAAAGGTAAATTTTATAGTCCTAATGCTGTGATTAAAATAAGACCTTTGAATGTTCAGGAAGTAAAATATCTATCTACTCTTAATCCACAGAATGCTACTGATGTTATCAATGAAATTGTAGATAAATGTACCATATTTAAGAATATGGAATTTGAGGATTTACTTCTAGCAGATAGAGAATATTTAATCTTTTGGCTTCGTGCTAACAGTTTCCAAAAGAATAATGGTTATGAACTTAACTTAATTTGTGATAAATGTGGCGAAAACTATCAGCAAAGTATTCATCTTGCAGAGTTTCCTGTAGAACTTTATGATGATAAAAAAGCTGAAAGAGATATTTTGCTACCTGATTGTGGGTTGAAAGTTAGATTAAAGCACCCAACAATGAAGGATTTATCACGAACAAATGAAGACCCAGTAATAGAAAACTTTATGAGACATTTAGATATTGGAGCAACAAATGAGCAACTTGAAATGCTTTTGACTCATTTAAGTGCTATGGATTATAGCATTTTAAAGAACAATGTAGATGAAATGTTTATAGGCTTTAGTAGAAAAGTTGCTTCAGTGTGTCCTAAATGTGGAGATGTAAAGTATTATAATATTGAGTTAACTGACAATGGCTTATTTGGAATAGTAAACATTGGAGATGTATTAGAAACTATCCTTCGTATATGTAAGTACACGAATTATCAGATACCTGAAAGTGCACCTTGGTGGGAAGTAGAAACTCAACAAGCAATTGTAAACAGAATGATAGAAGAAGAAAAACAAGAAATGGATAGACACGATGGAAAGACTACTATAAATCGTGCAGACTTGGGCAAGTTCTAATACAAACAAAAAAATCACAGAACTGTTATAAGTTAAAATAATTTATTATATTTGTATTAGAAAACATTTAAGTTTATAGGTGCAATATGGCAAAAAAGAAAGACGATGAAAAGAATTACTATGTGGATAATGCAAGACTTCGTGAAGTAATTATTCAGTATAACAGACTTAATTTAGATGATAAGCGGTGAATGGTGTCCTTCATATCTTCAACGCTTAGAAAATAAATTTACAAAGGGAAAGATTAGCGAAGACAAATATAATGCTGCAAGAGAATTTATTGTGAATAAAATAGCAAATATTCAATTAATGCAGAATTCATATGAAGCTATGAGCTTGGAAGAGAAAAGACAATATAGGATTACCTTTGAAAAGCTCAAGAATGAAATGTGCGAATATTTCCTAAAAATTATTAACGGTCGTGTTAATTCATTTAGATTAAGAACTTCATTGAAGAATTATGAAGATGTAAATGATATAATTCAGGACGCTTTTATTACTGTTATGACTTATATCAATCGTTACAATGACGCACAAGCTACTTCTGCTTTTGCTTATGTAACTCAATTAGCAACTAACAGCATTCTTTTCTCACTTAATGAAATTAAAGAACGAGAAGATAAAATGGTTAGTGGTCTTGATTTCTACGAAAACTTGAATACACTAGATGACCCTATGGGCAGTGATGGTTTGAACAAATTTATTGAATAAGGAGAATTTAAATGACTGAAGTAGAAGTAGAAATTTCGTTGGGTGAAATAAAAGGTCTTTACGAATATTTCCTTGACTCGTATAGAAAAGAAGGTCTATCAGTAAATTGGAGTATTTTTGTTTATAAGTCATTACAAGCATTATCTGGTCCGTATGAACAAGTTCATAAAGGAGAATATAATGAGAATAATGACCCTATGTATCACGAATACGGACAAAAAATGAATAACTTAATTAGACAGTATGTAGACCGTGATGAACAAGGTAATCCTATAATTGAAAATGGTGAGCCACGAATTACTGAAATGATAGTTGAATTTCAAAAGGAACAAAAGAAACTTGATGAAGAATATAAAGAATTGGTTGAAAAACTTGAACATAAAAACGAAATGAACAATAAATTCTTATCGCAAAAGGTAAAAATTAAAATGTTCAAAGTAGATAAATCTGAAATACCTGACAGAGTTCCACCAATTATTGTTTGCTCGGTATTGAAAGACTTGCAGTAATAACGAAAAGTGTCAAAATCTGACAATAAATGACCCTCAAAAGGGGTCATTTTTCGTTTTGTAAACTAAATTTTACATATTTTTTATAAAAAACCATTGACAAACTTAGTTTTTATTTCTATATTATAACCGTAACAATGAGAAACAACCTTCAACCAAAGGATTAACTATGAATAATACTTCTCTCCTTTCCCTCATCAATGCAAAAACTCCGAAGTCCACCATCGTTTCCTTCACCTATGAACAGGCTGCCGACAAGTTCCTGAACAAGAGTTACAAGGAAGCCTTTGGTGATAACGCTGTTATCACTCGTGTTCAAACTGGTCAGGGTCTCCTTGGTCTGAGTGTTTCTTACAAGAAGGTCACCGAAAACCACATCAAGAAGGAAGGTGGTGAAGTTCCTGAATGGGAACCGAAGGCTATGAGTGGTTTCCACTGGTTCCCTGGTTACGAAAACCTCATTATGGAATCCAACAAGGAACCGGGTCGCCTCGCTCTCCGCATTTATGGCTGGAAGTCTTCCAAGGTTGAATATTTCCTGAATGGTGCGCCGATTAGCGAAGAACTTCTCGCTCCGTATCTCAAGGTTAAGAAGCCGGCCGTTGCCCGTATCAATGGCGAAGTTATCAGGAACGAAAACAACGAAACAATTTCAATGACAAACTTCATTCCGAAGTGCTTCTATGTGGATAGCTTCGTGTCTATGAAGATTTGTGGCACAACCCTTTAATTCATTGTTACCTACAAAACGAAAGGTCCCTTTCGCAAGGGACCTTTTTAATTTATACTTTTACCTGAGTGTTTCCCAAACAGTGAGGAGCTATTAATTTATCTAAAGCTTTTATTTCATTTGAATTAATAAAATCTTTTATTGTATCTTGTGTTATACTATTAAAAATTTCTTGTCTATGTTTCATGTGTATATGTTCATTTAAACATTTTAATAAAAGCATTTCAAAATCTTTAGATATTAATTTGTAATTATTTTGTTTTATATAATTAGAAATTTCTTTTATTCTTAATTTATCAATATTTAGTTTATATTTATTCATAATATATTTAGATAAATCTTTTTTACAACCAATAAGTTCACCATCAATGTAACATTTAATAGCTTGGTAATTATTTACACCTTTTTGTGAATTTCTAAAACCAGCTGAGTTCATATTATAATTAATGTGTTTTCCTTTTTTTGCTTTTGATATATTTTCACAGTGTTCTTTTGTTCTTTTGTGCTTTTTTAAACTTTCTCCAACTTTTCTATTCCATTCTTCAGTATGAATTATTTTCTTTTGTATTGCACTTATTTTTAATCTTGTTTCTTCAGATATAGGAGTTTTTCTTCCTTTAAGAGCCGCACTTAAATGTTTTTTATGTTCTTCAGATTTAGGTCTATTTTTTAAGCATTCACTTATATATTTGCTGCGTTTTATTTTTAAATATTCATATTGTCTCGCAGATAATCTGGGTTTATATCTTTGGTTAGTATTTCTACTTTTCCAATTATTCATAGCATTAAAAGCAAAAAATAAATTACAATTATTAGGATTTATTTTACATAACAAATGATGTGCAACATAATGTTCTTTTGCAGTTAGATAAACAAGATTAGTTATATCATTTGAACCATTTAAACATTTTGGTATTATATGATGTTTTTCACAGTATATATTTGGTTTTTCTCTATTTTTTGCTTTTTGTATTAATTTTTCATAAATTGTTTTATAATTCATTCTGTCTCCTGTGTGTCTTATTTGTGGTGTTACACACAATATATTTATAAAAAGTTAGGCAAGAAAACACCACTTTTCTTGCCAAATACAGGAGACAACTGTATCTGTCCTTTAAACTTTGACTTGTGTGTTGCCTACAGCATGTGGGGCACCGGCAAATCAAGCAATTTGGGATGTTGCAAACAAATTGTTTAACAGGATTATTACCAAGATTAATTTGTCCTACTGTTGAATTAATGTTTACATCTTTCATAGCACTGATTTGGATATTTCCAAAAGTATTTAACTGTGCATCACCACTGATATTGATGTTTAGATTAGCAGGACCACCAGAATAAATGCTTGTACCAATATCAATATTGCCATCAGGGTCTACTCGCATAACTGTACCTGTATGATGTGTGAAGGCTAACTCACCTGTTTTCTTATTCATCACAAGGTAGTCCTTCTGGTCAGTTTGGAACAGAACCATAGTATGTGGATAGTCTTCAGTTCTGGTGTACCAATCAAAGAAATCGCCCTCTTTGGACGTATATGCACTGTTGAAAGCCACACTATCATAAACTGGCTTCATTTCGTCACCGTTATCAAAATAACCACGAAGGATAGTATTTAATTCTGGTACAACGAAGTTACCTTTAGTGGAAGTCCAGGACTGAATATCAGGAACAGCCCAAGGAATATTATTCAATGCTAAGTTATCGTAATATCCATAAATTTTAATTTGAACTCTACCAAGTTTATCTGGGTCAGCATTATTCAATACGATACCAGTCCACTTTTTGAGTTCTTTAGCAGGAGCTTTCGGTATGATTTGGTCAGTATTGATGGTGTCAGTTTTACCTTTCATCAATTGTCTAAATTGTTCTATATCATTCATTTACTTATTCTCCTTTTTTGCTCTTTCAATTTCTTCTTCCAAAGCACCTTTACCAAAAGTACCATCTGTTACGCATTTAACTTGCATAGTATAAGCGTGACCGGCTTTGAAACAGTGCTTTATTCCACAGATAATATAATTACCAGAATGTATTTTATCTATACCATCTGAATTAGAAAAGTCAACATAGACTTTATCGCCTAGTACAGGTCGGCAAATTGCTTTCATAAATTCTTCTGGTAGTCTGTGAACATCTACAACCATATTTATGAAGTTCTGGAAAAATGATCTTCTAATCATTTCATTATGTTTAGGAGCCAAGTCATAATGTGAATGAAAATCTTTAAAATACATTCCACAATCTTCAAAACGTGTTAAAGCATTTAACTGTGATGAAGCTTTATTACTTCTTGAAGCAATATAAGGTTCGTTTTGTGAATAAGTAGAAATTCTATATTTTCCTTTTGTAATGGAGTCAATTAACTGACCAATAGCAATATCAATTATACTTAAATCACTTCCAGCACTGGCTAAAATATCTTTCAATAAGTCAGTAAAACTTATATCAGCAAATTCAATATCCTTTTCAAATAAATCAGTCCAGTTGTATGGTGTGTAATATGCTTCTTTTATTTTGTAACCACCCTGATTAAGAATTGGTCCTGCAGCATGTAAGAAATCACAGTCGCCGAAAAGCATTGTAATTTCATTTTCACCAGAATACTTCAAATTATCGTAATAATACTTGATATTTTCAAATTTAACTAACTTCTTTTTAGCTGCCAAAGTCTTTACAGATGTATAGAATGTTTGACCGAAACAATCTGTATAGAGAATTGGAGCATCATCTTCACCTACCCAGGCGTGTTCAACAATTTTTTCAACGAATTGTGCTCTAGTGTCATTACAGTTAATCCAAAGGGATTTATCGTCAGTATCACATTGAACATTAAGTTTAAGGATAGTATCATCAAGGACTTCACGAATGGCATCGTCAGATTTTTTATCGTCCCTCATCAAGATAGACAATTCAGTAGTTTTCGGATATGTGTCCACCTGGTTCAGATAGCTTTGGGCGTTGTAGATACCAACAATTACATAAGAATACGTGCCTGATGCCAGATCTGGCAGGCAACTAATACTCTGAACGCAATATTCCCCTTTAATGTAAGGTTTTGGTTCTTTTCCGTCAACTTCTATGTTTGGTGTGATGGTGAAGTAAATTCTATCACCATTCTTAATGTTAATTCCTGAGAAGAATGAACCTTTATCTTCAATAACGAGCTTGAAAGTAGGCAATAGACTAAACATATTTTCGTCTATTTCAAGCGAATTAATCATATTAGCAGGAATTACAATACCTTCCTTTGGGTCATTTATACGAATGTTGTAAATTTCATCTGTATAATTGTATTTGGCGGTACCACCTTGCGAAGTAGCATTTGATAGAATATTATCTGCCATTTATTACTCCTTCTTTAAGGTGAAAGTTATTCCTCTATTACCCGTAGTCCAACCATTTATTTTAAAATTCTTGGTAATATCGTAAGCCTGTTTTAATGTTTGTGGTGCTGCAAACCCAGCAAATAACTTGTCATTCAAAGCAAGTAAATAATTTGCTTTTTGTAGCTTTAAATAAGCATACAAATGTGCAGCAGCAACTGTTCCTAACAAATGACCGGTTTCATTGAATAATTCAGTCATTTCATTTGCTAAAACATTACTTTCTCTTTCATTATTCTGTAATAACAACATAACCTTCTTTGTTGCTGAAGGATTTTTCTTTAAAAGTTCTTCAAGTTCATTAGCACAATCCATTGTAAAGTCTGGATAGTCTGGATTAGTACCAAACAAGCGATAAATGGAAAACATTATGCTTTTATTCATTTGTTTAAAGCCTTTAGGACCACCAATAGGTGCGTGTTGTCCCTTAACTTCTATTCTTTTACCTTCATCATCAATCAAGTCACCGCTTTCAAAAGAGAAATTAATATTCTTAAAGCACGAAACAAAAAGAAATTCACCTTTTCCAATAGCAGGCTGATGAGTTGTTACTGATAAAGCGTGTTGAAGATATTCTGGCTTTAAATATGAGTCCAATTTAGCTTTTTTAAGGAAATCTCCGAGCTTTAAAGGACCAAAGTTTTGAAAATTAAATTTATTTTGGTTTAATTGTTCAAAAAGGTCTTCAGGTTCAACTAAGCAATCTTGTAAAAGCATTGCTTTGTGTTTAGCCATAAGTTCAGGGTGTTTGCCGCATTTCTTTTCAGTCCAAAATCCTTTAAGACACTTTGATAATTCAGCACCATTAACTGCAGTTTTAACTTGGTTAATATCTGCATCACCCAAACTTTTTAAATTACCATTACTATCTTTTGTATAAATTTCAGCCATATAAAGTATTTATCGTGTCATAAATGTGTTGTTATTTGGATTAAGGTAATCAAAGTTCATTACACCATATTCACCATTAGCACCGTTATCTACAAACATAATACGTTGACATTTACCAGGGTGAATGTATCTTGTTGTCATTAAGGTTTGATAATTAGCACCAACCTTACGCATACGAATACCTTTGAAAGTCAATGTATGCTTAGGATTTTCATTAACAAGATAAATTGTATAAACTCTTGATTTAATACCTTTCAATCCAGATGTTTTAATTGTAACACCTTTCTTACTCAAACCACTGAATACATCTTCAATGTACATCTTGTAACGCCAGTCAATAATAGCTTTACCCTTTGTTCCTTTACTTCCTTTTTCGTAACCTTTAATGTTCTGAACACCTTTGGTCTTGTAAACGAAAGTATATCTCTTCTTTGTAAATTCATCGAGTTTCTTATTGTATTCAGAGAAATTAACACGTCTAGTTATACCAGTAATTGTGTTACCTTTAATGTAATCGTTAATGGTATTAAGATTTAATTTATATTCATCATTAGAAGAACGCTGCATAGGGAACAAGATAGCACTTGTTGTATAAACAGTGTTTTGTAAATTGAATTTATTTATAGATTTAACCAAGTTCTTATTAATTGTAGTTTCGTGTGTATTTGTATCTCTAGCAGAAGTAAATCTGTAATGGTAAGTTTGTACAATAGGTTCCCAATCACGAACTGCAAACATACCAGGGATATATTCTACCTTTGTTGCTGAGAAGGAAGGATTTAAGTCATAGTTGTTATTGTGTACAAGTTGGAAAGAGTTCTGTTCAATAGAGAATAAGTCAATTCTTTTAGCAATAGAATCAAAGCCATTTACCTTTGCTACGTTCTGTGCAGGAGTAAAGATAGAAGAATCTGTTTCATCGTAACCTTCACCACCACCTACAACAACAATTTTATTTAATGAGAAGTCACCTTCATCATAAGTAATTGCATCAAATGCAGAATCTGCTGCTGAACAGTAATAATTGTCCTGTTGGTTCTTAAAATATAATCCAACAGGTGCTGAAGAGAATGGTACTTCACCATCTTCATTTAATGGGAATGTAACAGGACCTTCTAATGCTGGATTTTTATAAACAGATGAAACACTTGATAACAAAGTACCATTTTCATCTTCTATTTCCCAATAACCATTTTCTTCTAATAAAGAACTTATTGTATATGCTGAGTTTGAATGAATACCATAAGGGTCAATACAAGCATTATATGAACCAAACACCAAAGTATAATCATTTGGATTTGTTGCTGTTGGTGTGTGAGTTCCATCTGCACTTACCATATAAAGTTCTTCATTCAAAGATTTAGAAGAACCAATATATTTTCTATATGGATAAATTATTCTGTTGTAATAGTTCTTGTTTAAAACGAGTCCTTGGAAGCCAATCAATGAAGCATATTCATTGTTCAATGCAGAATAACTATTATTATCAACAAAATTTGCTGAAGCATCACTTAGATAACCACCATTTGATAAATATTCAATAGCCGCAGTTGTTGTGCGTCTAGCTGAAGTTACTTTATCATAATAAGAAAATTTAACTCGTCCTTTAATGGCCTTCAAGTCACTAAGATGTGTTATGGCATCGTGAAGTGTACCACCATCTGGACCGCTATATTGATTATTGTATTGTGAATAAGTGTTATTTCCTATAAAAGTGATATGATTTGTATTACCAGGATTTCTAATAAGTGATTTAACGGTATCAGTACCGATAAAGGTTTGATGTGTTAATCTATCCTTTTCAAGAATATCACTTCTTGTGGTGTCAATCAAAGTATTATATGAGCCAATAAATGAAGCGTGCTTCATGTTTTCAACAGAATTGTTTTTGGACTCAACAAACATCAGGTTATAAGCACCTGCTAAAGTATTCTGTTTAGAATTTAAAAATGTTGTATCTACTGCATTTGAAAGATTATTTGCGAAAGAATTGAACTCAAATGTATTAAGAGTTCCATTTGTATAACTTCCACCATTAGAATGTAGCTTGAAATATCTACTATTACCAGATGTTGCAGACCAAGATGAAATAACAGTATGGTTATATGGTTTGATTTCTGGGTCTAAACAGTGTTTATTTTCTTCGTGTAAATCTTCTGGGAATATTTCAGCTTGAATATCATCGTTACCTGTTGCTTGGTTAATACTGAATACACCCTTAGGTTTATCATAAGTAACAGCAATAGAATTAAAAATACCTTCACCGGCTTTACCATAAGTTAATAACAACTGTGGTTTAGCAATAGGTGATTTGTGGTCGTCAAATATCGTTATTGAAGCATTAGTGTTCCAAATGTTGTTTATCTTTTCTGTTTCGTCAGTAAGAATAATGTTTGCAGGATAATATTCACCTTTAACATCACTTTGTGTGTCTTCAATTCCCTTTTCAAGATTTGTATTATCAATTATGTTGTTTATAACATCATCATAATTAAGACCACTTTGTGGAACAAGGAATAATGGATTATCCTTTTCCTTTGTAATTTGTGTTGTTTGATGGTCTTTAAGTGTTGCGGCTGAAACCATTTCAAGATAAGTATCTGATATTTCAGCAGACATAGTAGTTGCTTCATAATCATATTCTATTCTTGGATTTTCTTCTTCAGGATTAACAACGATTTTAGGAAGCTCTGACAAGTTAAATTGCCAGTTAATAACAAGTGCATTTGGTGTACCACTATCAGATGTTAATTTATCTAGTTTAAATCCATCACTTACACTTACAGTATCGTTTTGAATAATAGCGGCAAGAAAACTTCTTTCTTGTTCAGATATAAAATATCTGTTTTCTGTACATAATTCACCAATAACAAGAATAGCATCAAATCGGTCACAGTTATAGTCTTCGCAACAAAAACCACCAGGTTTAGTTGGGTCAAGACCTTGGTCTACTCTAATCTTGTATGAACCAAAATTGTAACCAGTTTCTGATTTTAATTCCAAAGAAGGAATATAAGTAGTGTCAAACAATTTATAAAGTATATCTACATTACTTGGCTTAGTTGGGTCATAAACTATAAGTTCATCATCATCGGTAGGGTTTTTTCTATATAAATTTTTAAGCTGCAAGTCGGCTAATTTATCACCTGCAGAAGCTACAATCTTTTCATTATCAACAAGGAATGCGTATCCTTTAACCTGAAATTTTATACCATTTTCAGCTTTAAGGATATATTCTTTACATTTGTTTGTAATGGTTATTTTCATATTCTATATATTTATCACTAATCATCTATCTTTATGAAGCCAGAAACATTGTCTGCGTCGGCATTCTTTGACGGGATAACGAATAAGAATTGTTTTGAACAATATGGCTTAATTGTTGCAGTTAGAGTAGTAGGGTCAATTGGGTCAAAGTTATTACCTGATTTCTTCTTTGTTCTCCAATGTACTTCTAGTTCATCTGATGGATTACCTTCATAAGTAATACCTAATATTGTGTTATTATCCATCTTTGCAGATATAGCACTCCAAATATATTTAACATTACTTGGAATTGTGCCAGTTGGTTTACTTTCATTTAAATAGATTTGTTTGATACCAGCCTGAACAGAATAGAAGTAGTTTGAAGGCATAGTTTTAATAATATCGTCCATCTGTTTGGTGTAACTATCTACAGTTTCCTGCATCTGTGTGATAGCATCGCCTACATTAATCTTATTATAAAGTGTCTTATATGGAATTGTGTAAACTGCACCATCATTATAAGCAGTAATACCTTTTACACCATAACGAGCAGAATTACTTGGATTATTCCAGTTAGAAATTGCGATATAACCATTTCTGTTTACTGTGAAGATATTATGTCTGTAAAGACCATTATCACCACTTGGTGAACCATTACCACTTAAGGCACTTAAAATATTTCTATACTGTGTATCGTTTGTTTGCCAGTTCTTGTTTGCAGCAGTCAAGGAATTTAAATATTCGTCTGTTAAGTGACCGTCACCAACAACCAATACATCTGAAGCATTACTGTTTCTGTTAAATTGACCGAGAATAATCTTATCAGCGGTTGTATTGTAGTTAATCAAACCTCTACCAATAGCAACAGTATTAGCAGAAACACCTTTGATATAACCCCAATCGTTACCAATTATTACAGAATTTTTAGAACTTAAATTGTTTAGATAATAACCATTATTAGAGTTAATCAATACAGTATTATTGCTTACATCATCGTGACCGATAAAGCGGTTATAATCTGAGTCAATCAAGGTCTTATTACGAAGAATACCACCTTTAACACCCTTAATATAAGTATTAGTACCATTGTAACTTGATACTACTGAATAACCAGTAATTTCACCACGGTTATCGTAAAGAGCTTGAGAAATAACTTCTTGAGTTCTACCACCTTTATCACCTTTTATACCTTTGATGTATGTAAATTGAGGTAATATTCTGTTATGAGTAGAATGATAGAAAGAAATATTTGCGGCAGAAGAATACTTATGATAAAGGTAACCGGAAGCTAAGGTATTATAATCAGAATCAATGAAGTTAATACCTGATGTACGAGTTGGGAATATTTGGTTTCCATCAGAATTAATAAAGTTGTTATCATAAGCACTATTAGCAACAAGGTTATTGCTGGCAAAGATAAAGGAGTTATTAGAAGTTCCTTTAACTGTACCATAGAAAATGTTGTTTGAACCAAGCAATTCAAAGTTTAATTTATTTCTATATGTTCCAGTAACTTCGGAAATACGGAACAATGAAGCATTGTTACCACTATTATAGGTAATAGCAAGTCTATCACCATTCCAAGTATGTTTAGTACCGCTTTTAGATAAATCAAACATAATCTGTGGAATAGCAGAAGTACCTTCTTCTCTTGCTTCAGTCATTATGTTCAATTTAGCAAATGAATCATAAGAAAAAATATTATCGTTTATTGCCATTTTATTACCTTAATAACAGCTTTGTTGTGCCACCCAAACTCAATATATTTGTTAATTTTTTATTTGAAGTACCATCATTTACAATATGAAGACCTTCACACATCTTTCCATCATCAGGATATAAATCCTCTGTATTTACTGTAATATCGTCTCTTAGAAACAAGTGTAATTCAGTATTGAATACAAGTTTATTATTTTGGTCGTGTAAAATCTTTAATTTTTCACCAGGAAAATAATGAAGAGCAAGAATATAAAGATTTTGAAAGTCAATCATTGGATTATATAAGTCACTTGCTTCTATTTTATATGGAACAGCAAGAATAGCAATACCATCAAACACATAATCTACATTCTGATGGTTAATAAGCTGGAAAGAGTTTGTTCGTACTTGTACATCAATAGAAGTATAATTTTCTGTTACAACAGCACCATCAATTTCTCTTGCCATTGAAGAATAAGCATATTGTACTGGTAATAAATTATCTGTTGGTGAATTATTTACAGCATTATATTGGTCTTCATTTGGTGTATAAATTCGTTCCATATAATCATAAGTAACTTTAGTGTAAATGATTTGAGTATTTTTCTTCAACTGTTCCCAAGTAATTGTATGTAGATAATTTTCCTGAGTGAGAAGATTTTTTCTTAAATATCTTCCATAAAC